GCCATTTACATTTAGGATTTGTAACTATATAATAAAAACTGTCATATAACATCTTTCTGTGTCCATATTCCATATGTTTGTTTTCAATATAGAAATAGACCCTCGCAGCGGCAACGGTTGCGGGTACAGAAATCTTTTTACCAAATATCACAAAGTTTTCAACTACATCATTGTCTAGATTTTCCAAAAGATCACACAATTCTTCAACATAATTAACGAGCTGGGTTGCTGTCATCTTTATCAATTTTGCGCATCATATGTTTAATATCTTTTTCTATTCCACACACTTTTCCGTGGATATCAAAAATGATATCTTTTTGTGAGCGACTTTCCGCTTCAACGGTGACTAACCGGCTCATGAAATCCCCCATCTGATAGGTCATCGCTCCCAGCGTAGCTCCTGATGTTATTATCAGTCCCAGAGATTGCATCTGTACCTTCATCGGTTATTATATCTAAAGAATTTTTTACCCTGGTATCTGATAAACAGAGGTGACTCTTCATCTTTTTGTCAAAGGTAAAAAGTTTTGCTTGACAGGTGTGTATCTTTTCTTGCGCTTTCACTATATTTTCAAGTTTCTCTTTGTAATTCTTAATTTTCAAGTAAGAAGTTGATATTGCTAGTCCCGTACTTATAGTTATTGATACAATACTGAATGCTTTTGCCTGATCAAGTGTCAAAGACATTGCTTCAATAAATGTAAGACTCGTTGACATAATAACATTTACAAGTGTAATGTTATCATAATTCTTTTTGTATTTTGTGTAATAAAAATTTAATTTACCCAAATATTCAGAAAGAATATTCTGTATGTGGTCATTTTTAGTAATTATGTATTCATAAAAATTATTTTTCTTGTTCATTGGGATGTTTTTTCCATTGTTGCTTACAAACATTCCTCCACTTTCTGATACGGCTGTATATTCTTCAATAAGTTTCTTGTATTTTTGCAAAGCTCTCATGTCCATAACAACAGGATTTGACATAACGACTTCATTGAAAAATTTCACAACCTCTAGGAACTCTTTTCTAAAATCCTCTTCAGTTTTTGAAATCATACTGTTGATATTTTCATTGAAAAAAAAGATTATAAAATAACAACAGTCGGGTATGTCTCTAGACAGTCTACCAAAGAAGATACAATATCTTGTAATTGATTCTAATTATATCTCACAAGGAACTAAAAATAATTTTTCAATAAACTTTGGATATGATTCAAATACATTTGTCCAAGAGATGAAGGATGTAATTGGTATTCATCTTGTTGACTTTTATGTTACACAGGTTGGGACAAATGACAATGGATCTACAGATGCGGCTAAATTCATTGACATCTATTGTCCTGAAATACCAACTCCTGCGCAGTTACTGAGTGAACAAAGTGGTCATATATTTGCTAGGGTTCCACTTGAAAGAAATTTTGGGGGGTCAAACAGTGTAGTTGTATATGACAAACAAGGAAGAATACACAATAGAAACAAAAATCTTTTTAACCCAATATCAATAAAGAACTTGTCATTTCAAATATATGAATATCAAGGTGACGGGGATTATGAACTTCTCAAAAATTCAACTGACTTTTACATGATCCTGGAAATAACAACAATAGATCATAAAGAAAAACAGAAGAATGATAAACTTGAAGAAACTCTTGACAAGTTAAATAATATTTTGGAAAGACTTGTACCTCCTGAAACAGATACGTCTGTTTCAGGAGATCAATCTCATATAATAGGGAATATTCCGAAATATTACATATGGGGTATAATTGGTGTTATGTGTTTGTGTGTTTTGTTTTTAGTCTTCAGTAGCAGAGGGGATAGCAGCGACGGTGCCTGATACACCTTTAGGTCCACGCTGTCCACGGGGGCCCTCTGGCCCAGGGGGACCGGGAGGGCCGGGAGGGCCCTGAGAAACACTCTGGTTTTCAAGTACATGTACAAGATCCTTAATAATCTCAAAAAGTTCATCCCTCTTAATATTTTTGGGGTTGATATTTGAAATCTTCTCTTTGATTGAATCCATGATATAATATAGTATACAGATATTTTTTAATTAAAAAAAATACAACATGATAATAAAATGATTATTGCAGCTGGAAGTAAGATTTCTGGAATAGGCCAAGTATGTGAGAAATATGCAAATGTTTTTGGTACAGGACCTACAAAGGATTTGTACGAAAAATTTCCAGAAGGAGAGACCATTATGATATATGCGTTACCAGTTCCTATGTATATCAATAGAATCAAAGAGCTTTTAAAGACAAATCCAATAATGTGCGTAACTGTATGTGAAACAGATCCTGTGAACCCTGTGTACGGTGAATTATTTAAACTCATGAATAGATTCTTCGTACCAAGTGAGTTTTGTAAAGAAGTGTTCTCTAAACAATTCCCTGACAACACTTTTGTCGTTCTTCCTCACCCAGCCAGTCCTATTGTAAATAAATACATCAAGTTTGATATATCAAAAAGTAATCCATATATATTTTATCACATTGGTAATGTTTTAGATCCTCGCAAACAGATGAACAAGATTATAGAAGCATTTATGAGACTTCGTATGGATAATTGTATACTTATTATTAAAGCAACATGTGTAAAACCTGTTAAATGGAATTTTCCCAATATATTTGTAATAAACGGATTTATTTCTGACGAACAAATTGAGCAGCTGCACAACACAGGTCACTGTTATGTATCATTTTCAAACTCTGAAGGTGCAGGAATGGGGGCTATTGAAGCAGCTATAAGAGACAAACCTGTTATAATAAGTGATTTTGGAGGAGCCAAAGATTACATAAAGACTCAATACACGTTAAAGTGTGAACCCAAAAAGGTTGGATACACTGATTTTCTATTTACACCTGATTTAAATTGGGGAAAGCCTAGCTTCCAACAGTTGTGTGAGTTTATGTTAGATGCATACAAGAAGAAACTTACTTATATGGATCATTCTTATACTAGAGAATATGTAAGTTCTAAAAGACTCTTGTCCATAGTCGGAGGTATCTGATGTCTCTTACAGAATTCACCACACACTGCCTTGTTACCACACCTCTTTCCATTCATAGTAGTTGCTTTGCAAATTGCAACCCTTGTTTCAACTTTCATCTTTGGGAGATCTTGCTGGGTTATAATCTTAAGTCCCCTTTCCCTCTTGTTTTTCAAAATCTTCTCTTGGGAAACCTTGGCCTTATGAAGAGATCTTGCCATCATCATGATCTTTTCATCAGGGGTGGTCATCTTATGTTCACGGAGGAGTTGGGCTACGAGAGTATCCATCTTTTCTCATACAGCGTCTGTAATCCTTATCTGTGGAAACATCCCGATGAAGTTCCTGACAATCTTGAACATCCAAAGATGAAAGACTGTTCCCAAGGATGTCATTGGTAGCCATTTACAATACATGTGTGTAAGATTTTTAAGCGGCAATACTTGATAGGTACAAATTTACATCTCCTGCAAAATCAGGAGATTTCTCTAAAACTTTCTTATTCACAGAATCTTGAAGATTCAATATATGACCCTCAAAATTTTTAAAATCCACCCCCGTAGCTCTGTGAATCTGTTGGGGTGTTGCAATATCCTTGAGAGCCGATAAATACCCAGTTGCATAATTTGCATGCATCACAGATAGATAAGGAGATGTATCCTGTTGAGCTGTGGTTGCCCAACGTGCACAGTTTTTTACCAGAACCTTTATATTATCTGTAGGATCAGGTTTTCTTATAAAGACATAATAAACAAATATAAGACCTAAAAGGGCGTAAAGATACCACCACATTATATTGTAATAAGAAAATGTTTCTTTTGGAAACAAAACATTGCAATAGCAATATTCAAGATTTTTCAACTCTTTTCATCTCCTCACGGGAGGCTTTGCTGCAAAGAGTAACCGAAGATGATGTTATTATGTATGAAATACTGGTTCCGTTACTTGGAAATGGTATGTTTCCAAGTACTTCTATGGAGACGGACATATCTCTTAAAATTGATGATAAGGTTGTAAAACTTTTCAAAGAATATGAACTTGTTGCTGTAACAACAACATACATCCAAGGTTTATCACATGGGTTGTGCGAACAGTATGACTGGACTGAATCACATACACTTTCATGGAGTACATATTTTCCCAAAATGGCTTGCATTATGAAAATTCCTGAACTAAATTTTGATGTAGAAGATGAACCTTTGGAGATTGAGATAGCAGACAATAAATTTTCGGTATCATTTGATAAAATAAAATACAGTTATCCATTGCTGAAGAGTATCTCAGATGTGGGAGGTTGGGTCATGGGTGACAAAATCAAAAAAGTTTTTCAAGAATACAAGAATAATATTGCAATAATATATTTTGAAAATGACTATCCTTTTTGCTTAGAGTTTACAGGTTCTAAGAAGGTGTATATAGCTCCATGTCAGAGTTCAGAGTAAGATGGTGTCACAATTGTTACATGTGTAAATGCCCCCTTGACATATATGTTGATAACTGGTCTGGTGGACTTGAATTTATATCAAGAATTCAGACATATTATAAATTCAAACCTGTGTTGTTTCTATTAAACATATCTCGTATCAAGGTTATAAATCTTCATATGAGACATGTATGTACACATTGTTATATGATACAAAAAACAAAGTTGCAATGGTTACCGCATCTAAGACAGAGGGAAATATCTGGAAAGAGGATAATCACTAAGTATGACGAAATAAAACCAATGACAGAAAATGAAATATATGATTGGTTTGAGGGATTTAATAACTTTCAGACTAGAAAAGATGTTGATGAGTATTTAGTTGATGATAACAGATTAGAAGGTGTTCCTGGAATTACCCTTCTGAAATCGTTTGGTAGCTTTTGAATAAAACAAAACCCATCAACATGTGACACAATATAACACCAAGCTTTGTTAGCCAGAAATAAACACCTCCAGTTTTTATGAACTTGTTATCTTCTGACATATAATCATTTGCTGCATCGGTTACAGCCCACCCTGATAGCATGCAAGTTAAGAGTATTGCAAAAAGAATATTGAACTTTGCCATTTAATATACTATAACATTTTAAGCAGATGCTGGCACCAAAGTCCCCCATTGTATGAGAGGACGAGATTGTGATCCATTTCTTTTCCTTTTGTTGCCAACTTTAGCTGAACCAGTTTGAACACTAGCAGGTGCTGATTGTTTTTGGTTTACTCTATAATTTCCAGATTTACTCACCATTCTCCTTTTGGATGCAAGTCTTTGATCAAGTTCTTGTTTTATAAAAGACATTATCTCTTCAACCAAAAAATCAACACCAATTGTTTTATATTCAATAGGGAGGTCTATGTGTCCGTATATAATGTTATTTTTAATAAATTGTCTGAAAAGTGCTTCTTCTTTTGTAGTGATTGTCATTCTTTTATTATAAGAGGAAGATAATTATATGTTTTCAACTTCCATATTTTCAGCATTACTAGCATTAAAATCTGGAGGTGCTTGTTTAGGCATATTTGGAATATTAGTGAATTTTCTGAATAAACCACTTTGTTGATATTTTTCCATAATATTTTTTATCTCATTAGCATAAATCTTAGATGGTGTGGTTTGCCAACCATTTGTTGATCTTTGTGTTGTTACAGCAGTTCTAAATACCAATTCGTCAGGAATTGCTGATCCAGCGTCATAAAATATACAAGAATCATAAAATGGATATGTTTTAAATAGGTCTATAAGTTCTTGTTTTGTTTCTACGAACAAATTTTTGGTATGAATAATATGAAATCCACTTTTAGTTTTACATGTGTCTACAAAAGCAGACATTACATTTTCACACCCTTTAACAAAATCTGCACTAATAAACTTATCAATAAAAACTTCCTCAGTTGGGTATATTTGTTTTAAATGAGATTTTGCTTTGGCTAGTCCTACTAGACTTCTCGCTCCAGCAAAATCATGAAGTGCGTCAAAAATATTTATTTTATTGTGACTAGTACTATCTAGCATTTCTAGAACAGCTTTAAAATGATCTGGTGTTACTTTTTCTTTTGCTCCAATTATATAATTTTTACCAGAGTTTGAATTTGTTTCAACAAACTTTCTAAAATTTTCTTTATATGAATTATTACCTAAATGTAATGTATAACCACCTTTAAGTTCTAAAATACAAGGTATATTATTTTTCACACAATATAAATATAATGGTCTATCACCAGTATAAACAACACCTCTATCATAATAAAATGGTTTATAGTTTTCTCTACTCTTTATGAGAATCTTTGTTAATTCTTGACGTTCCTCTTGATCATTGCTCCATGCAAACGTTTCAATTAAACTTGCAAAAAAATTATTGAAAGGTTGTACAACACTTCTATTTAGAGTTGTATTTAATTTTTTACATTCTGTAGCAGTTGCTCTATCTCCTATTAATTTATAACTGTATATATCGGATAGTTCATCCTTATCTGTAATTGTCGCCAGGAACGCGGATAAATCTTTTACAGATGGACCTGTTAAAGAGGGTTTTGCTAATTTCTTCGTACGACTGGAAACTGTAGATCCATTTAGATTGAAGTTTCTATTTGTTATGTATATATTTTTTAATAAATTAGTATTTGCCCCTGTACTATTTACTATGTACATACCTCCACTATATACTGCATAAGGTACTCCTCTAAGATTTCCGTTATTTCTTCTAACATAAACACCTGGTACCTTTGTATCTGCCGCAAACCATTTAGAAACATATTTTTTTCTGTTATGTCCGTAAGTACTTAAATTTGTCAATCTTGCCTTACCTCCAAATGTATATTCATATGGAATCCATGGTATATAAGGTCCCTTGGGAGCTTTTGTTCTTTTAGATCCTTGTTGTCTACCAGTTTTTTCTTGTCTTTCTTTTCTTTGTTGCATTCTCCTTAAAATTTTTTCTTGAACATCTTGACTTTTTTGTTTTAATGTAGCGTCTGATCTTTGTTGTCGTCTGTTTATTATATTTGTCTGTTCTTGTCGTATTCCTTCTTCTAGCCCAGCTCTTCGTGCCCTATTACTTTCTTGTGCTGCGACTCTTTTTGGTCTTTCCATAATATATTATTATAACATAACAAAAATAATGTTATAAAACAAGTTAAGGACAAAGGGCCCTACCTTTGTAAGAAATGGAGCAAGTCAAGAAGTTGTCCCATGTTGAACATGTGATAAAACGTCCTGATTCCTATGTGGGGCCTACCGCTCTTCAACATGAGGAGATGTGGGTCCTAAACCCGGACAAGCGCTTCACCAAGCAGACTCTGCAATATTCACCCGCAAGTCTCAAGATTCTTGATGAGGTTCTTGTAAATGCAATTGATAGGAACTCGCTGTTCCCAGATCAAGTAAAATATATCAAGGTTTTAGTTGATCGCAACGAGGGTTTGATTAGTATTGAGAATAACGGCCCACTGGGTGGTATTTGTGTCAAGGAGAATGAAAATGAAAAAGTTATGAACCCTGAACTGACATTTGGACATCTTCTCACCAGCACTAATTACAATGACGAAGAGGAGCGGGTTGTGGGTGGTCGCAATGGCTACGGAGCAAAGCTCGCCAATATTTATTCCTCAAAGTTTGTTGTAATTATCAAAGATTCTGAGAATAAGGTTCAGTACAGTCAGACATGGGAGAACAATATGTCTGTGTGCAACAAGCCTCACATTACTAAATACCGTGGCAAAGATTCTAGTGTCAATATTGTCTTTCAACCCGATTGGAAGCTTTTCGGTATGACTGAGATGACTGAGGACTTTTTCAAGATTGTTGAGAAGCGAGTGTATGATGCGGCAGTTTGTACTAGCTCTAATTGCAAGGTTTATTTTCAGGGTGAAGTGATTCCCTCTGTGACCCTTGAAAAGTATGCTCGTATGTATCTTGATCCTGAAGTAAAAGTCGCAACCTATCAAACCGATAGGTGGTCAGTTGTTTTGGCACCGAGTGACACGGGATTTACTCAGGTTTCATTTGTCAATGGTATTTGTACTACCAAGGGTGGTACTCATGTTGACTATGTGAGCCGTATGGTTTGCGACAGTATTATTGAAAAGCTTGGAAAAAAGGTCAAACTTCAACCGAGTCATGTGAAGAGTCACTTTTTCATATTTGTTCGTTCAACCCTAGTGAACCCTAGCTTCAGTAGCCAGGTAAAGTCCGAGTGTACCCTAAAGCCTCAACAGTTTGGTAGTTGTCTGACCTTACCTGCTACATTTACCAATCAGATTCTCAAGGCTGGTTTGCAAGAGGAACTGTTAGCCCTGTCAAAGTTTAGGGAACAAAAAGAACTCAAAAAAACTGACTCTGGGGCTAAGCGCTCTAAGATTTCTGGTATTCCCAAATTGGATGATGCCAACAATGCGGGCACGGCCAAGTCTGCACAATGTACCCTCATTATCACAGAGGGAGATTCAGCTAAGGCTCTAGCTATTGCTGGACTTTCAAAGGTGGGCAGGGATAACTATGGGGTTTTCCCTCTCCGCGGTAAGTGCAAGAATGTCCGCGAGGCGAGTGTTAAGCAGCTTTTGGCTAATCAAGAGTTTAGTGATCTCAAGAAGATCTTAGGGCTCCAACAAGAAAAGGTGTATACATCTCTGTCTGAGCTCCGTTATGGCCGTCTTATGATTATGACCGACGCAGATAATGATGGTAGTCATATCAAGGGTCTGGTATTAAACATGATTCATTATTTCTGGCCTAGCCTTCTTGATCTTGGCTTCTGTGTGAGCATGGTAACTCCTATTATCAAAGCAACCCGTGGAAAGGAATCAAAGTGGTTCTTCACTGAAAACTCTTTCAAGAGGTTTAACGCCCATGGTTGGAAGATTAAATACTACAAGGGTTTGGGTACCTCCACATCTGCAGAGGCTCGGGAGTACTTTGAGCAGCTCTCTAGGCTTACCGTAAAGTTTGATAATGATACTCTTACAGAAGAAGCTATTGTGCTTGCTTTTGACAAGCATCGCGCGGATGCTCGTAAGAGTTGGCTGGTTGAAAATGCGAGCACTGATCCTATGGAACGCGAGATTGAGTATGGAAATGTGAATGAGCTTGCTATTTCTGAGTTTGTTCACCGCGATCTTGTAAATTTCAGTCTTGCAGATCTCCGCCGCTCAATTCCACATATGTGTGATGGTCTCAAGCCATCTCAGCGCAAGGTGATGTTTGCTTGTTTCAAGAAGAATCTCAAGGACGAGATGAAGGTGGCACAATTGGCAGCCTACGTCTCTGAAAAAACGAGCTACCACCACGGCGAGGTGTCTCTTGCTGACACTATTGTGAAGCTTGCACATGATTATGTTGGATCTAACAATGTGAATTATCTAGAGCCATGTGGACAATTTGGTACCCGACTTATGGGAGGCAAAGATGCAAGTCAGACTAGGTATATTTTCACCCGTCTGACTCCACAGGCTCGTATGTTGTTTGATTCACGGGATGATCCTGTTTTGAATTATCTTACTGATGATGGTAACAAGATTGAACCAGAGTTCTATGTACCAGTGATTCCCACAGTTCTTGTGAATGGATCAGAGGGTATTGGCACTGGTTTTAGTTGTAATATCCCACCTTACAATCCTCAGAAGATAGTTGAGAGTATGAATACCCTTTTGAGTGGAAAGACCCCTACGAAACTGAAGCCGTGGTTCAAGGGTTTCAAGGGTCAGATCTCAGAGGGTGAGACTGAAGGATCTTGGATCGCTACAGGTGTATACAGTTTTAGTGGACAGACTATTCGTGTGACGGATCTCCCACCTACACGATGGACACAGGACTATAAGGAGTACCTTGAGACCCTGGTTGAGAAAAAGACTATCCAGGGTTACAAGAACAATAGCAAAGTGGACAGTGTAGACTTTGAGATCTATGGCTATACGGGTCAAGATATTCACAAGGATCTCAAGTTGACCAAAACAATTCACACTACGAACATGCACATGTTCCACCCCACCAAGGGTATCACCAAGTACAGCACTCCCGAGGAGATCCTATTGGATTTCTTGGAGGTGAGGATCAACTACTACAAGAAGAGGAAGGAGTACATGGTGAATGACCTGACTATGAAGAAGAAGCAGCTGGACAACAAGGCGCGGTTCGTGAAGATGGTGGTGGATGAGGAGCTGGTGATCTTCAAGAGGAAGAAGGATGAACTCATCAGAAATCTGGAGAGTCAGAAATTTGATAAGTTGGATGAATCCTATGACTACTTGTTGGGGATCAAGACATACCAGTACACGGAGGAGGAGATAGCCAAGTTGAACGAGGAGGCGGTAAATACGGACAGGTTGCTGGAACAGCTCAAGAAGACCACTGTTATTCAGATGTACCAGAGTGATCTATCTAGTTGTAGCTTTGCTTGAGAGTTGATTGATTTTCCTTGAAATAGTCAATAATATTATTCTTGATACACCATCTAATAAAGTTCAATTGGGCAACGGTTGTGTTAATGGGTTTCTGGTTGTGTGTCAAAATAAAGGGGACTTTATCCGTCCTACAAAAAGGATCAAACAGTTTCTTGCTGTACCCATCTAAAGTTGACTTATATGAACAATGAACAGTAAATTTCTTACCGTCCTTTGTAGTATATGTAACATTCTTGTTCTTTGAATAGTTTGTGACAAACCACTCAAGGTTTCTCAGAGACACTCCACTCTTCTTCTCCAAGATGTCCGATAAAGCCTCCGAGTTCTTGGGTTCGTTGTAAAAACTCTGAACTGACTGTAAAAGAACTTCTGACCTGCTCATATTTTATTTTTTTAAGGTTTCAATCTTTTATATTGATCATCTTTGCAAACTTCATTCCATATTAATAATTGACAGAATTCGGGGAGTTGTCTAGTTGCTTGACAAAACATAAGTGGATCCATTACATATCTATGAGCAGCTTCTCTTTAGGTGTCTGTTCACGGGATTTTATGCACGCTGGACAAGTGGAACAGAAGAGAGGGGGTATAGTGTGATTGTGTTCATTGACTCTCTGACACACAACAGGAGCTGTACTAGCTTGTGGTTTCCTTTGATATAAATGTTTCTTACAATAACCATGAGTTGTAGCACTAAATTTACACCTCTTGCCATTGGCTGTTACTCCCATACAGATAGGTCCACATCCAACAGGCTCTGTGTTACCGCCACTTGGTTTTGACAAATCACGAAGAAGAACTTTCATAGAAATATCATAAGTCTTTGAAACTAGTTCTATGAAAGTTGTTAGTTTTTCTTGTACACGTCGGTCAATCTCTTTTTCAATGAGGGCCTGGATCTCTTCCATTCTACTTACTATTAGATTGGTTGAATTTTTTAAATAAGTTGTCAATGGTTGCACATCCCTCTGCAGCTTTTTCTTTTGTCTTTCTAGCCCGGGGCTTCTTAGGTATGAGATCACCAAATATCTCTTGTTTTGGGTCCTCAACCAGAGGCTCAAGCAGATCACATATGGGATTCATGAACTTGTTTGTGAAATAATAATTGTAGTCAAGTTCAAGATTGTTATTCTTGACCCACGCTGGATCTTCCGCCATCTCAAACTGTTTAGGGTCCTTCTTCTCCACCTTCACAAGTACAAACTGAACGCGATCTCCAGACTGCGGCTCTGACCCAGGTTCACGTTCTCTCATCTTGTCTCTTACTTGGACATGTGGAAGATTTGTGGATTTATAACTATCTGCAAGCTTCTGAGAAAGAATGAGATCCTCCATGGGAACATCTCCAGCCAATAGATTTACAGCCTTAGCATGAGCCAGTTTCTTGGCACCCTCGGAGTTTTTACTCTCCAAGATTACATCTAGGAGTTCTTTGCAAGTATTTCGGACAAACAGTGTGTTGTCTCTGCGAACAACTTGCAAACCCTTGACATCTATGTAATCCATCTTCATCTTACCCTCGCGATTCTGTGTCCACAGTTTGGCAGCATAGCGCTTCTTTGAGTACAGGATGTAAGGCCAATAAACTTTTTCAAGTTCAAGATTCTTTGGCTTTTTGAAAAGACTGTTGCACATCTCTGCGGCTTGCTCACCGAGTTCCCAGCTGTACTCCAGGGCGGCTTCACCTGTGCGTCCTTGCATGTCAAACTCAACCATCACTGAATCAGTATCCCCATATCTAACCACAGCACCCGGAAAGTTCTCCTCTACATGTTGCTTGGTCTGTTCAATCATATGGCGACCCTCTGCCGTCACGGTTGACGCAATAGCCACACAGGGAAGGATCCCTTTGCTAGCACCTGTAAATCCGTACACAGAGTTCATAGAAATCTTGTAAGCCAGTTGCTTGCCATTGTAGACCTTCTTGAGATCTCCTTCTGCCTGTGCCATATCTTTCTTGGCCTGTTTGCGGAACTGCTTGAGTTCGGCAAGAATCTCTGGGAGCAGACTCGGGACATCTTGTGCAAACTTGTAAGTCTTTGTTCCGATCTTGAACTCTTCATATGTGACACCTGGGATGTTTCCATACTTTGGATCCAACACAAGTGAAGAATAACAGAGATTGTGAGCCATCATGATAGACGGATACAAACCTTCAAAATCTAGGGCTGTAATAGGTGTGTAATAAGCACCTGTGTGAGCTTCCAGAACAGTCGCTCCTTCATAACCCTCGTCTGTGAGTATCTTGTTGTAACCCCAGCGAATTGTAGGGATCATAAAACCAATGTCCCGCGACTTGCGGGCGAGCTGGCTAAACACTTTAATCTGCTGCCCCCTCTCAGAGAGAAAGCACAACGGAACCCAGGTAGCCTTGGCCATCTCAAAAAGATTAAGAAGATTACATAGCTTGTCCATGAGACGGTGCGGCAGCAGGGTATCCTTGATACAGTATTCCGCAACTTCTGCAAGCTTGTCAGGATCCCCCTCTTCAAATCGCGCAAACATCTCTTTGGGGGGCATATCAATCTTTTGGTCGTTCAGGAAAACCTTAGAAACGTGGTTCAGGCTATAAGAATCTAACTTTTGTTCTCTTTTGATCTCTTGAAAAAGGTCAAAGATATATCTGCCACTCATGGGGAGCATCTTTAGAAGATTGTCACCTAGTGCACTAGATGATAGTTTCTTGTAGACCATTTTTGTCTCCATGTCTTTGATCTTACCAAGCCTTGAAAACTCTGCAACACAACCACAGATAACTGCACGGGTGTACAAATACTCAAGATCAAAACCAAAAATATTCCACCCTGTCATAATGTCAATGTCGTGTTCAAAAAGATAATTCTTGAAAGCTATTAAGAGATCTTTTTCGGTTTCAAAACTGATAATATTTTGATCCTTTTCAAGATCTGAAGTCTTTTTGTAACACAGACAAGTCTTGTCATAACACTCTGTTTCTCCAAGACGCTTTAGAGTAAGAGCAATTTGAAAAACACAGTCCCCAGGAATGTTGGGATCAGGAAACTTGCCAGTTGAACTGTGAGTCTCAATATCAAACGAGGCAACAACAAATGGAGCGTTGCTGTCCCTCACAAATGGTTTGAGGGTCTTCCAATCATTACAGAACAGATCCATATCAACTCTACAAAGATGTGAGCGAGTGCAATGTGTAACCTCAAGCCATCCTGTTGAAGAAATCCCAGTACGATGCATAAATCTAAGCATAGGGTCAATGTTGGATTCATACACTCTTAGAGGAATGGGGTCATCTCCTAGCGGCTTTGATAGCTTACGATCACAGAACTTCATGTCCGCCAGTGTATTAAAATTTAGTTTCATGAAAATAAATTTTTCATTGTTTTAGAAACCCCACAGATCTTTTGATTTTTCAAGTGTATAGTTTATAGCTTTGGGGATCTTTGAAAACAAAAGTTTGGCATCCGTTTCAGTCACACCCTTCTTCATTTTCACAAAGAAATATGGTTTAAATGGAGTTGTCACTGCAACAGACTTACCATCTTGTCCTCTTCCAAGAATTGTAATTAAATGCTCGTTGTCTACATCTCGTGCTTCCCAAGTTAGTGCTTGAAACACAACCATCTTCAGTCCTATGTGTAAAGGGACTAAAATTTTTAATATATTTTAATAGTAATAGAGTAACAATGTCAGGAGCACTTATTGATCTCGTCGCTAAGGGTGTTCAGGATGCCCACCTTACAGGCAAACCAGAAGTTTCCTTCTTTCGTCAAGTTTTCAAGAGACACACTAACTTCGCTATGAAACCAATCAAACTCAATATTATGGGTAATATGAGCAGTCACAGTGAGGTTACTGTGAAAATCCCCACAAAGGGTGATCTCCTAAGCTACATGTGGCTTGATCTTGGGTCAGGTACTGTGGCAGATTTTAACCCCGATACAACTGATCCAGCACAATTTGAACTTTACATTGGTGGTCAGCTTATTGATCGCCATGATGCAACTTGGCTCGTTCAGGTGTGGAATAAGTTTATGTGTGATTCTGGGGCTAAGACCAAGGCTGTTATTACCTCTGAGTCCAATGATGATGCAGTTATGACTAACATCCTAACATCCAAGTGGCTCCCACTTCATTTCTTTTTTTGTGATCACACTTATTTACCAATGGTGGCATTACAATATCACGAAGTTGAACTAAGAATTAAGTTCAAGTCAACTGCACCACCCTCTGATCTCCAGGTGTTTGCCAACTACATTCTACTTGACACCGATGAACGTGAGACTATCGCAGAACAAGAACACAGCCTTCTTATTGAACAGGTTCAGAAGATTTATTCAGACGGTGACACCACCAATCCTCGTTTTGATCTTAATCTCTTAAACCATCCAGTCAAGGCACTCTTTTGGGTAGCCCCGCATGTAAGTGGTCCACCCATGACATGTGACGAAGTTCAAATGTTCCTGAATGGTACTGATCTATTTGAGAATCGTATGAACAATACTTACTTCACTTATGTACAGCCCTATTACCATTGTGAGCATGCTTCGGAACTTCTTAAGGGTGATGATTCAGACAATGGTGTAAATGCAAAGATGTACTCTTTTGCTCTTAAGGTGAACAAGCTTCAGCCATGTGGTACTTGCAACTTCAGTCGTTTGGATAACGGTGCTCTCCAGATGAGCTGCACCAATGCCCCCTCACTATTCCCTCTTTATGCACTCAATTACAATATCCTCAACATTCGCAAGGGTATGGCAGGTGTTGCTTATTCAAATTAGATACACAGGTTTTTCAGGCTTAAAAAATACCAAAACACTTCTTATAAAAGTTTTCAACAGTGGATCCTGAACTTTTATAGTTGTGTCAATAAGGTACTGCCTTGTAAGTTTTCTATGAGAGTCAATAATACATTTCAGACCCACCATCTTCTTTATGTCAAGGTTAGAATATTGTGACATGTCAATGATCATCTTCACAGGTTTTCTGTGCAAGTACATCTCACTAAATTGTAGAGCCCACTCTTCAAGTGTGTCATTATCACGTGGTGTAAACGTAAACTCCATTTAAAAAAATGAAACATTTAAATACAAAGTAAATGTCTTCAATTGGTAGGTGGTTTCTGAAAAGGTGTTATGTTAAGGAATCTATAGTTGTTCTACAGACGAATATGGATCATTGTGGATCATGTGGAGATCTCACGGAGTACAAGAATTCAGTTAAAAAAATAATCACTAAAAATAACAAAGATGAACAAGCTTCTGATTCTAGGGATGACCCTACTAGCACAAGCTCAGTCTATGAGGATTATTGGTATTCTATTTGGAGACGATGTAGATGATTGGGGTTGCAAGCCATCTGCTGGTTATGTTTGGTGCAATGAGACACGAGAGTGTATTCCTATGAACGAGATCTGCCCTCCTTCATTTTTTGGTCTAATCTTGGACAATGATACTTTCCAGATTTAAAATATATTCTTCCATATCAAATTCAAACAATCCCATTTCTTGGGCTCTAAAATTTAAAGTGTGTGTATTTTTGTAAGGCAGAACAGCAAATTCATAACAGTGTAATATTCCTGTGTTTGAACGTTTCATAACATTTTCAACATCATGAATGTTAAACTTATCAATAAAGAGAGGTTCTGACACCTGCATTGCATCCATATCAAATTGGACCACTTCACTTTCTTTATTCATATCAAAATTGGGCCATGTACCAAATTTTTTCTTATAAGTGTCAATGTAATTCATACAGACCTTGGCAGATTTTTTGCTGTCAAATGACAAAAATAATGTTTTTTGTTTTGGAGGTTTTATCGTAAGATACCTCATGTTTCCGGTTCTAACAAAATGATATACTTCTGACATATACCTATAATCTATTCAGGTTTATTTTTTAAACCTGTAGATCCAAACCCCCCCTCGCCGCGTTCGGTCTGATCAAGTTCCATGACCTCTTCAACCTCTGGAGTCTCACACTTTTCAAGTACAAGTTGGGCCACACGGTATCCTGGTTTTACAACAAATGGATTGTCATCGTGATTGAATAGAACCACCTTGATCTCCCCGGTATAATCAGGGTCAACAACCCCCGCGCCAACCTGGATACCATTCTTTACTGCGAGGCCACTACGTGGAGCTACCCTACCATAAACACCAGGGGGTAGTTGAACACTGATTCCCGTAGATACAACAGCCCTCTTACCAGGAAGGATAACATAACCGTCAGTACTCGTAAGGTCATAACCAACAGCACCATCAGAGCCGCGAGTAGGAATCTTAGCATTCTCACTGAGCTTTTTGACACGCAATGCCATTTCTGAAATTATATGGTTTGTAGTCTTTATGTTAAATGTTGTGTGTCCCGAAAATATGTAATCATGTGTCCTATATCTTTTATTTCCTTATAAAAATATCAGATACAACCAAAATCATTTTATATAAAACAACATAATAATAAAAAAACACATAAATATAACACTTTCAAAACACGAGAATATCTTAGTTTTCTTCAGACACTCTCTGTCTTTTTTGACAAGACATTTTAATCTCTTATCTTGGAAATACGATAACACGATCGCAAAACACGCAAACACCATAAATTTTTTGAAACCTAAAAATCTATAGATCAAAAGACATACAGAAAATATTGTAATCTCATCTATTCCATGATCAAGTATTTCTCCCCATTTGCTAAAGTGTTTGTATTTGCGTGCCACATAACCATCTAGACCATCTAGTATCTGTCTGATTATAAGAAACGTTGTAAACATAGTAAGATTATTGTTTTTCAGAGCATTTAGAGCTAATATAGACATTACACCACCTATCAAAGTTATCATATTTGGTGTAAGATGAAACTTTTCGTAAGCAATAGGTGCTAACACAGGACATATTTTGTCATACAACATCCATTCAATTGGTAGAGCTTCCTCTTTAGTCAAATACTTATTCATTAGTTAAAATACTTTAACATTAAAATAATATACAAATTCATTAATATTTTTATCTCAATGAATGAAAGATAACGTGTCCTTGTCATTATCTGTTTCTTTTCGTCATCTGTGTCACAAACATTCACAAACTTTTTATTGATACATTCTGACCTCAATACTCTATCAGAAAATATAAATATTGTAAAGAATAATAATGGCATTAAGATGATCGGTCTACTCTTTGTCTTTATTTTACTTATAAATACCAATATAATTAAGGTATATACTATTACATCAGAAACGTGATCATATGTGTCACCCCATTTGCTGAATATCTTGTATTTTCTTGCAACATATCCATCTAGAGCATCTAATACTTGTCTTATTAAAGAACATATGAAAAAGACAATGTAATTATTTTTATAAAGAAATATAATTGACAGAATACCAAATATATTACTTATAGTTGTGATTGTATTTGGAACAAGTCCAAGAGTCTCGTGTGCGATAGGAGCCAATATTGGACACACGTTTTCATATAAAGCCCATTCTAACGGAAGTACATATTCTGGATCTTCGTACTTATTCATTATAATCTTTTAACATTTTTATTTTGTTCTCCTTTAGGAGCTTAGATAAAATAACCTTTTCATCATTGAAATTATGTTTGGTTACATTCTTTTTTAGTTTGTTAAAAATTTTTTTTTCTTTATAAATATGTTCGGTTGAATTTTTATTATCATCTAATGTAAATCCATGTATATAAGGTACGACACCATTGTTTACAAAGTAATATATTACCCTCAAACCATTTGAATAGTTTATTTGGTCTTTAGGAAAACTTATTGTATAATACCCGGGATATTCTGTGAATAGTTCAGAGACAAATGTATATAATATATTATTAAATACATTCTGAATAGACATTATTATATTTTCGTTTGGACTCTTAAAAAATTTTAAACCAATATCTACATTGTTTTGATATGTAAAATCAACATGTGTCCCAGAGTACTCTTTTGATTCTTCAATACCTAATTTCCAGTTATTGAATCTTATAACTGTAAATTCTCCACTGTCAATAATATGACTCAAACGATGTTCTTTGATGTTAGGTGAGTTTCCCAATATCAAAATTTTTTTGTTCCCAAAATCTTTTAATTTGATGTTTTTTGTTTTATAGAGTAAATACGTACAAATAATTATAATCAATAATGCAAGTATAAACATTTATATATTACCTTTAGAAATAAAGTACATATCGTACAATAGTATAACACCATAAAGAGATAATGTTGCTTGACCATTTAATACACTAAATATATCTATAAATTTATCATCACGTGGTAATCCACAAATGTCATTATAAAGTCTACTTAAATAACAGCCATATACCCCAGTTGTTGTTTCCATTAAATGCCAGTGTGCAACAACAAAAGCAAGAAAAAATAGATGCAAAAGGTGAAATTTATTAAATATAAATGAACCAAGTACCAGAAATACAGAAATAGAATGATGTATTATGGAAAATAGTTCCTTACCAGCATTATTTTTTTTGCATTTAACATTTACTTTTTCTGTAAAATAAGATATTAACACTAATAAAAAATATATTAGAAATTTTTCTTTCATTGTTATATTAACACTTTATCTTTTTTTTTATAAGAGTTGTTGAAATATCTGGTGTTCTTGGGAGATATACAACTTCACATAAGTCTTTACAAAAATCAAACTTACCATCCCAATCATCACCCATCACTAAAACATCTGCACCAACTTCTTCTATGTAGTGTCTTTTGAGCTCAAGTGACTCTTCAAGAAACACATGATCAACACATTCCATAGATCCTATTATTTTCATACGATCATCTTCTGTGTACATGGGATAAATTTGTTTCTTTTTGAAGTTCAGGACATCTGAAGAAACACCGACATATAACTCATCTCCTAATTGTTTTGCTCTTTGAAGAATATTAACATGACCTATATGAAATAAATCATATGTCCCAAATGTTATCACCTTCTTAACCATATAATTATACTTAATATAATTAAAATATAAAAAAACAAAGGTACGTAATATATAATTGTAAATCCAGGTTCAATCTGATTATCAAAATTCAATATTGATATATATTTTGAAAGAATGAAATCTTCTGATTCTGATAAATCCCAATTGCTCATGTTTTCTGTTTTGGGAAATTTCTGGCATACAAGTGGTAAAAAATATCTATAGTTTAAAAAATTATCTGGATTACTATTATACCAATAGTCTACTGCAAAATCAGTGGTCTCATTTTTAAAATAATCAATAAATTTTTTAATATACATTTTAGAATAAATATTAGCCTGTGCAACATACATATCATAACATCTGTGATGCATACTCAACGGATTGAAAAATAATGAAAAACTACCTAGAGAATATATATCAAAATATTTTTTGTCTATAAATTTTTTAATATTGTTTATATGCTTGTTACTAAAATACTTTTCATTAATTTCAAAATCATCCTCAAGAACTAACAACCTATCAGATTCTATGAATTTATTAAAAATAGTGTAAACTGCGTGTGTAATATCTTGAGCACTATGTTTAACATTTGGTTCTTTATTACACGTTTTAAATCCTTTATTATATAATATGTATGTGTTACTGTGAATATTGTGTTTTTTGAGTTTTTCGTATACAGAATGTTCTCTATGATAGTTATTTGACTCACAACATGTTATTACAACACATGCATCAACTACATTTTCAAAAATACCAGCCCCTGTATTTAGTTTTCTGAATTCATAACAATTATTCATTATATTATAGACCATCTTTTTTTATTCTTTTTGTTCATACGTGGAATTGCTTCCCTCACAAGATGTGCATCTGTGGTGTAAAAGGTTTTTCCACGTGTGAGAAAAGAATGCACCCGTGCATAACCCCAAGCCTGTTGTGAAGCTCCCGGGCGATGCCCGGTTCGCCATGCAGCCATACCTTTGTTGTAAACTTTCTTGATTATGTTAAGGGGTACACCGGTTGCACGAGCTTTTTGTTCCAAAGTATTTGCTTTGGGATAATGTTTCTCAAATTTAGAGGTATGTTTTGATTTCCTCACCTTCTTACCCTTGTCAGTGGGGAAAGGTCTATACGCTCGGGGATCACTTGAATTTCTACGGGTACCTTCTTTCATTCTACGCAGTCTCTGTGCTTTTTCTCGTGGTGTCAAACCTGTAAAATATCTATCCGGAGCATATACCATTTGTTTTACTATCTAAATATAAAAAAAGATTCTTTACCACCTAGATATACATTTTGAGATAAGTCTGTAACAATTGAATAATCATCTGTAGTCCTTGATACACCATTTAACAATTCATCTGTGCCATATCTAACCAATAATATCTCAGTAAGTTGGGAATAATTATCTGTAAATGTTGAGGGTAAATCTTTAAATTCCTTTGCACCCTCTTTGGGTGCATTGAATACTCTAAAGATAGCCCTATTAGCGTTATAACTTGCTAAGTCTACATCTGTCATTAGTTTGATCCTGTCATTAATACCTGTAAATGTAATATACATTTGAGTTATTATTTCGCTTTTATGATTATTTCCTGTGCCATATTTAAATCTTTGACCTATATTAACAGATGTTTTTATATAATATAAGTTATCAACCAAACCATATGGATCTGTGTACTTTTCAAAAGTAAATAAATAATCTTTAGCGGAAGAAAATGAATTTTCTAGCTTATCAGTAAAATCATATTCATTAATTTCTACTTCATTTTTGAGACTAACGTGATTATATTCTATCTTTATTCTCTTATGAGGGCTGCTGCCAGTTTCATAACCCGTAATAGTTCCGGTTACGTACCAATTGAGAAGTTTATTGTAATTGAATATAAATATATTTGAAGTATTGTCTACGAGAGCTTCGTCTGTGAGAGATCCTAATATCCATCCAGCGCCTTTTGATCCAACTAAAGGTGTTTCAAAATTGTCTAAGTTTGAAATTTCTTCAACGTACTGAAAACCAGCATAATCTGCGAAATTAATATTAGAGGGATCTAAAAATCCGGAATCATTATAGGGTAATGCTTTCACTTTATCAGTAGTCCAGTCATACATGAAATAAATTGCATCAGAATCAGATGGTCTATGAACCAAAAAGAATGTTCCAGTACCAGTTCCAGTTGTTTCTTCAAACAGAAATTCAGTTGCATCTGAATAATCACTACTGAGTATCAAATTACTGTTATTCACAGCAGTTGGTGAATATTTCAAGTATCTTCCAGGTGTTTGCATTACTTCCAATAAAACACCTTGGTTGCCTGCAACAACCTTAATTCTACAGACGTCATCGTTAATAAAATTAGGAAGTACAAAATTACCACTTGTTAATAAACCATCACTTTTATTAACCTGAGTAGGGGGTGTGGTACCAGTTCTCGCAAAGCTCGTCTTTTGAATTTCTATATTTACATTATTGATAGTAAGCCATTTATATGATTTAAAGCCTTTTCCGGCGCACTTGAAACACATTTTAAATATAGTACCAGCGCGTTCGTACATAAGTTGGGCATCACTGAAATTAAAATCAAAAACATCTTCAATTAAATTATAGGATATCTGTGATGTCTTTTTTCCTCCTTCAAAGTCAAAGTCGTAAATTGTAGAGGGTATGTCACTAGATTGAAAAACTACAGACTCTCCGGTTCCTACCGCAGCTTGTCTTTCAATAGAGTCCTCATTAACATAATAATATAGTCTAAATTGTTGTATTCCATCACAACGTAGATCATTAATATTAGCCAAATCCGAACCATATAGATTTACAGTGACAGAAGCACCTGGTGAAAAAAAAGAAGAATCAGATGAAGAAGCTATATCTGAATCTTCTATTCCATCTATACCATTAACAGATGTGGGTCTATAAAGTATATTTGTATCACTTTCGGACGGACCTGCATATGTCAAATCTTGATTAATGATATAGTAATTAATTACTTCTCCTGTGCTCATTGTTCTTTCAAGTCTCAAATATCCAACCTTTTCATTTAGAAGAGTAGTATCTGGATTTTTCCAATTTATGTTAAAATCAATAAAATTATTTAGATAATCAATATTATTATCATAATCTTCCTTTTGTATATCTTCAAGTACCCTCATAGTGTATTTTTCTGTAGTTGGTTTAGTTTGTTCCATTTTTACACCCAACCCACTCAGTACAAACTGAAAAAACCCATCATCACTTTTCTTGAAAAACAAGAAATATACAAGTAGTGCTATTACTACAAGTAATAAAATTACCCCAAACGCAATAAGTGCCTTATTGTTCATTTATATCTATATACATTAAAATCTTTTACAGGTTCCCTCACTTGTCTTTTCGGTTTAGGAATCTTGAAAAGACACATACATACTGCATCTGCCATGTCATGCTTTCGGGGTGTGTCTTTGAAATTCTGAAGATGTCCTATAAAGGGTGTAGCAATCTTTATGGTTTCCTCCTTTCTACGCTCATAATCAAGATGACCTATCATGAAGTGTTTGTGCATACTGGTTGGGTTTATAAGTTCAACCTTTTCACGGAAGGTTACAAACAACAGGGTCTCAATAGCCCCAAAACCACCTGGTGGTTGTCTTTCAATAAAGATCTTGTCAGCACTGTCAAACACCCATCTGTGCTCCTGTATAAAGTGCAAGACATAGTCACCCATTTCGTGAGTGTGGTGCAATTGACATTCACAGAATGGAACAGTATCATGTGTATAAATTGTAATGTCAATTTTTTTAGCCCACGTAACTTCAAAAGGATCCATTTGACACTGCACCAAACCCAAATTGTAATATCCTATATCTACTCCAACAAATATCATAAGTATATATAAATGAAAAGATATTCTTCTCTAATTGGTTTAGTAATATTGATATTTGTTATATTATTCCTTGCTATGAAACCACCAGATGTTAAAGTTATTACAGAGACTCAAACAGAGAAAGTGTTCGTCCCCGTTGTACAAGAACCACAGCGAGTTAGCCGTTCTCCAGAGTATCGCCCACCACCATATAAAACATACAAACCACCCAACTACCAACAGATGGGTTTATTGTTAGGTTCACAGGGTCAAACTCTCCCTTTATGGGGTAAACACTCATACGGATACAATGATAGGTACAATTACTACACAACCACTTCAGGTGAACAGATATACCCCCTGCCTATATATCATCAGAACAGGGATTGCACTGAGGATATAGGTTGCCAGGAGTTCTATGGCGGTGAACAGGTTGAAGTACTCACTCGCGAAGGTGAAACATTCAACGTAAAAATGTACAGAAATTCAATGTTTTATTCATAATCCCTAACAGTTATTCCAACTGGAAATCTTGGAACCCCAGTGCTTGTCAAGTTTTGATACTGAACCGTGAGCATTTTACCAATGTACTTATCCTTTTCACTAAGCATCTTAGCTCTTACCTCTTGTGTACCCCG